TGAAGTCCTCACGTGCTAAGGCAAGTGTGAACATCTACCCTGACGAAAGGAGGTCAACCCGAGCGTTCATAGATTATGATCCCACAATCACATATAGACAAGCTGTTAATGCTATATGCGGAATTGTAGGTTCATCATCCGAGATGACGAAAAAATCTCTTTATGATGATCGTAAAACTGAATTGTTTTTCGGCTTTAGTGGCTGGATTAGATATAAGTTTTATGGAAAATTGTTAACACCACATGAAGAGGAAATTGGTGCAAATTTAATGGATTTACTTGACCAGGACTGTGTTCCCGAGTGCCAAGTTCCCATTAAAAATGCAGTGGTTTTGCCCCCCCCACTTACTGAGGGGCTTACACCACATGATGAAGATCTTCGATCTTCGTCAAGTGGGTCAGTTTGCGAATCCGAAACTTTATCGAAAGGTAAAGGTAAAGGAAAACGCAAGGTCAAAGGGAAGAAGAAGAGTCCAATCAACTCCAATTCCCCCATCGCTAATTTGACTGGTGATGTACCACCAATGAATGAGTACACTGAGTACACGAGAGTACGCCGTGATAACATGGCGGTCACGTGTGCCCAAATGGCGAAGAACAAATTCCCGATAACACAAAGAACTGAGGCAAACCGATTGGTTGTGCGCCGGTATATTGGTGGGTTATTGGAGGAACACGGATTACGGCCCCAGCATATAAGAGCTACACTTGACATCTCCGTCTCGTTGGCTTTTACACCTGATAAGGCAGATCTCGCGGTAATAGTATTTGAGTCGTCGCAAGCCTATATCTCCCGACAGGAAGCATATAGACGCCCACATACCACAGGTTGGTTTAAGAATTTATTCACGTGGATGCCTAAGGTCATACCCCGGCAGGGGTATGACCGTAGTTGAGGGGGCCCGAAAATGTTACCTGGGATGGACTGTGCTTTAAGCATAGCACCCAACCATCCTGATTTGCAGGTAACAAAATTTTTGGGAACCCGTTGTAAGTTGCGTAAATCCTTTTTGATTGCTGGTGTCTCGCCATCAATCAATTATGCAACTTTCAACACCTCCATTGACGCCGCTGAGTGTGCCGTTAAGGAACGAGTCTTTTTTGTAGAAAAAGATGGTATGTTTCTTTCACCACCACGGCCTATACCCGGACGCTATGAAAATGTCTTACATAGTGTCTTTCATATCTTTAAGAAGAATTCCGTTTTTTGCAACCCGTTGAGGCCTGAGCAGTTTGCTCGGGCGTACCAGGCTCCGAAACTAGGAATGTATCTTAGAGCTGTTGAAAGTTTGGAAAGGGAACCTCTTAAACCTAAGGATGCGCACATTAAAGCATTTGTTAAGTATGAGAAGTATAACTTCAAACCGGGCAAGAAAGTGGTACCTAGGATTATTTCGCCACGTAGTCCAAGGTTCACGGTGTCATTGGGTAGGTATGTAACGCCTATTGAGAAGAAAATTTACGCCATTGTGAATGAGTTCCTTTTTGATTCCCAAACAATCATGAAGGGACTCAATCAATCCGATAGGGGCAAAGTGATTTGCTCCCATTGGAATGAGTTCACCAATCCTGTAGCCATTGGAATTGACGCCAAGCGTTTTGATCAGCATGTCTCACTTGAAGCTCTCAAGTGGGAACATGCTGTTTATAAACTTTTCTATCCTTGTAGTAAGGAATTTGCTCGACTTTTGAAATATCAAGAGAAGAATAAATGCTTTATTAATTTAGTTGATGGAAAAGCTAAGTATACCACCACCGGAGGAAGAATGTCCGGCGATGTCAATACTGCGCTTGGGAATTGTCTCCTATCATGTTCACTAGTCTATGCCTATGCCCAAGAAATTGGAATCAAGGTAAGACTGGTGAATGATGGTGATGATTGTGTCATATTCATGGAGTTAAAACATGAGGCTCGTTTTAGAGAGTCACTTGTTGATTGGTTTACCACTATGGGTTTTTCCATGGAGGTGGAGGATACTGTTCATGAAATTGAACATATATCTTTCTGCCAGTCCCAACCAGTTTTTGATGGTTCGGATTATATCATGGTACGAGACCCACGTGTGAGTATAACTAAGGATTGTGTCGCCTTGAAACCTCTTGACAACCATAAGGTTGCCAAGATGTGGATGGCATCGATAGGAAAGTGTGGGCTTTCACTCACTGGAGGGATCCCAATCTTGCAGCACTTCTATACCATGTTAGTTCGTGGTAGTGAAGGTTCAAAGATGTTGGTTGATCCCACTATTGGCACCTATCGAGATCTCACCATTGGCATGAAGAGAGAAGTAATAACTGAAATTAGTTGTGAAACCCGATTTTCATTTTGGTTGGCTTTTGGAATAACACCAGAAGCGCAAATTGCT